ATGTATAACTATGTCGCGCTTGTTCACCAGGATGGTGATAGCGCATATGGCGTCCAGTTTCCGGACGTTCCGGGCTGCTTTTCAGCAGCCGATGAGATCGATCAGCTCGTCAGAAACGCTACTGAAGCTCTAGCCCTTCACCTTGAAGGTGAAACCCTGCCCTCTCCGCGCTCTCTGGCCGAGATCCGAAATGATGAGGATGTTGCTTCCGCTCTTGCCGAAGGTGCGTTCCTGATCGCCGTTCCGCTGATCTCTCTCAGTGGCCGCACGGTAAAGGCGAACATAACAATGGATGCCGGATTGCTGGATGCGGTCGACCACACAGCCAAGGCTCGTGGCCTTACGAGATCCGCTTATCTGGCTGATCTCGCCCGGCGTGATATTGCGGTTTGAATGGAAGGTAATGAAATTCGAACCGTCCACGAATGAATGCCTGCAGCTTCGGGGCCTACAGTTCAGACGGCCCCGTCACAAACTGATTTCCTCGCTGCAGGCACTGCGCAGATCATCCAGCTCCTGATCGGCCGACGCTGGCACATCAATCAGGCACTGCCTTTATTGCCTCGGTACCCCCCGCCAAATTTCCAGAAGATCCTGGGCGAATGTCTTTGGGTCCCGGCTCGCCCGCAGCAGGAACACGGCAATGTTCCTTCCCGTCATGGCCAGAATTCCGGCCATGCCGTAAGCCCACATTTCCCCAAAGCCTAGCAACGCCCTTACCGGCTCTCCGAAAACAAGCGCAGCGATAAACCCGACAAAGAAAGTCATGCAGCGATCGCGCGCCGACAAGTCCTTCGGCAGAGCTGCACCAATCATCGCGAAAGCCGTAATCGCCGCAATTTTAGTAAGTGGCAGGTGCCATATCCATTCGAGAAACTCTTTCATTCCACATCCCCGCCTAAGCTGTTTCGATAGGTGTCGTGCCAGTTCGCGCAGCGCGCGACTCGGCTGTTCGCCCGGCCGAGGGCCTGGTCTGTTTTTATGAGCGCGACATCAAGCGGATCGCCGAAAACAACGCCCGATCGTTCCCGCTTCCGGCAGTCCTGCGGCAACGGCGGATCTGTCTGTGACTGCGCAGCCGCCGCGCCGATCCGTGCGCCGGCCGATATCGCCCGGTCCCTATCGGTTTGGCAGGCGGTCAAGAAGACGCTGATCAACAACATCAAGAGAAGTCGATTCATAGTTGTCCAGCTCCTGCGCTTGGATAGTGGCAATGGCTTCAGCTTCCGAGAGCTGTCGTTGGAAGGAGAAATTCGCCGCTTCCGCGGCTTCGGCCCGTTTGCGAGCAGCCGTCAGTTCGGCCTCGGCGGCTGCCAGCTCGACGTCGGCGACATAGGACGTCACAGCGGCACGAACGGCACTCGACTTGTCCAGCCGGTGCCAGGTGTAGAGAGCCGCCGCAACCGCAAGAAACGCGATCACGACGGCGCCGGTTCTGGATTTCCAGACCGCAGCGGCAAACGCCAGCATCAGCCGTAATCCTGCGGCGAAGGCGATTTCGACATCAGCTGCTTGCCCACAGCATCAAGGCCAAACGCTGCAACGGCAAAGGTGATCACAGGCGCAACGAACAGTTCTGCCCAATCACGGGCCGCCGTGTCGCCACCGTGCAGCAAGTCATAAAAACAAAGCGCCGCCAGACCTGCCAGCAGCGCCCACGCGGTTTCCCGCTTGTAGGTTTTCACCATTTGAGGATCTCCTTAGAGGCGAGCGGCCTGGACGTGCATCCAGTCGAAATTGCGTGCGCGGCCGAGTGACACCCACTCTTCCGCTTCCCATGCCCGCCAGAACGGAATGGCGTCATCGAGCGACAGTCGCGCCTGCGGGCGCTTCCAGGACAACCGGTTGCGTTCGGGGTCGAAGTCGATGGCAATGCCCCAGGAGTGCATGGAGTAGTTCGAGCCGCCCCGCATGCGCCGGACATTCAACGAACCGCCGAACAGATTGAGACCAAGATCCCTGATCTCCCGATCGGAATACTGCCCCCGGATCACGTGAAAGGCCCGTTCGGCCGAGGCCGCGACTTTCGTGTGCAGGGTGATCGTTCGCACGGTCACATCCTTGTCCCATGCCAGGCGCATGTCCCATGGAACTTCGATGCGTGTCTGACTGGTGCCAACCGCACCATAGAACTGCATGACATCCTTCTGACGCGGCCAGACGGATTTGCGCCGGTCTTCTGAGGAAGGCTTGTCACGATCCGGGATGAAGCCGCTCACCTCGACAGGCACGCGCGAACTCGACTGCCGCAGAGCCAGCACCGTTGCCTCATCGGCTTCGGAAGTTACCGCGAGCCCCATTGCTTTCTGGAAGCTCCGGAGCGCATGCAAAGTCTTTGGACCAATCCGTCCGTCGATTTCGCCACAAGCAAAACCATGTGCGGTCAATCGGCTCTGAAGCCACATTTCAAAAGGCAGGCTGGACATCTTCGCCCTCCATCGTTTGGGCATGAAAAAACCCGCCACTTGGGCGGGTTGGGTGAAAAGCTATGTTGGTGGTTGGCTGCGCGGGCGTTAGGATCTGGACATGCGCCTCGCAACTCTTCTGATCATTGGCATTTTGATGCCCTCCCTCGCACAAGCTCGCGATTGCGGCCTGTTCGAATATCGAGCCATCGTGACCGGCGTTTATGACGGCGACTCTGTTACCGCTGACGTTTTTCTCGGCATGGACACCTGGCGACACAACACGAAACTGCGCCTGCTCGGTGTCGATACCCCGGAGATAAAAAGCGCCAGCAGAACGCAAGCTATAATCGCGCGCGATCAATTGAGAGACCTGATCCTCGGGAAGGAGATCAGGTTATGCACGGACGAGGACAAGACAGGCAAATATGGTCGATACCTTGCCTGGATCTACCTCGACAACATCAACGTCAACGCCTGGCTCAAAATGCGAAAACTCGGCAAGCCTTACAAGGCGAACTGATTTCAACGCGGCCCGTTAGCGGCTGTCTGTTCCCGCGCCATCCTGCGGTTGCTGCAGCTCCAGATCGGTCGTTGCGCCACCCGATCTGCTTGCGGAGTGCGTGACGGAAACAATGCGGTAGGTGCCATCGACACCCGCCCGCGTTCCCTTCAACTGAAACTGCGCCTCGGCCTGCGCTTCAGGCATCAAATCAAGAGTGACCCGGCCTTTGCCGCCCTCGCGCTCAATCTGCGCCTTGCGAGCTTCGGCAATGTCCTTCGCCTGATTTTCATCGTGTGCGACAGACCGTACAAGATTGACTGCCTCGGCACGCTCGCCAGCCTTGCCCGCATCCGTCTTGTAGATCAGAGGCAGCCCCTTTTTCCGGTCGACGTAAGGCACCTCGACGGACTTAAACACCGTGCGTGTCGACAGCGGCTCGATATCCCAGGAGATCAGGTTGCCGGACCCATCCGGGGAGAACAGACCGGCGATCATCGGAAGGCCGAAGTCCTGTCCATGCTTGGCAAGAACTGCCATAGGGCCGCGAAGCTTGAAGGTTGCACCGAGTTCGCGGGCCAGTTTCTCACCGATGTGCAGAAGGCTTTCGCCATCCGCCGCGATATAGTCGCGCGCGATACTTGCCAGAGCCGGATCGATCTTCATTTCAAAACCGGCCTTTTGCCCCAGCTTCTTCAGGAAGTCGCCCACCGTTCCCTCATCCTGATGAAGGCGCTGCGGCTGCTTTGCCTTGCCTTTCACGTCGAAGCCCTTGGCAGAGACAGACAGCGAGCGACCGCCGGATCTGTTGCCGGAGGACTTCACGCTATCAATCACGCCGGAGAATACCTGAACGCCACTCAGCCGCACCACGACTTTGCCTCCGGGCTGCGGCAGTTTGATCTGGCCGCCGGTATCATCAAGCGTCAGCGAACAGCTGTCAGACGATGCGCCGGCCTTGTCGGTCACCGTGATCTGTTCCAGGTAGTTCGCCATCTTCGAACTGACGTCCTGACCGTCGATTATTACAGTCCATTCCGTTTTCCACGCCATCAGATCACCCGAACAAGGTTACGACTTCGCGGGCCTGGACGGTTTCCGCAGGAAGGTCTGGCAAGACGACATCTGTACCAACCGGCACATAGACACCGGTCAGCTTCGGATTGAGCTTCATTGTCTCTTCAATGAGAGCCAGGCCGCGCAAACCGTGCTTGCGCCACAAGATCAGATCGAGCGTAAGATTATCGCCCACGATCTTTATCGTTTCAGTCATGATCACCCCAATAGATCGAAGAGCTGCAAAAGCCCAGGAATGACCTGCAGGCCGGTAGACTGCTGTGCAGGCACCTTTTTCAGGGAAACGGAAACCCGAACAATTGCGCCGATGCCATCCCGCAAAAGCTCTGAGTGATTGTCGCGAAGGCTCACAATCATGTAGGTGCCGAGCCGCACACCGTCACCGCGCATCACCGGCAAGGCCGCGCCCTGGTTCATATGTGATCGGAGCGCTTCCAGTTGTGGCAGTCCGCCGATCTTCGCTGGCAGGAGCTGACCGCGCATGCTGAGCGTGTCATCCCCCTCGCCCATGAACTCCGCGCCTTTGAGGCCGTTCAGCAGAGGCTTGAAGGCAATGTCCGCCGAGCCTGACCGACTGACAGCATCAAAGGCAAACGGGTATGTGTCGACTGCGACTGCGCCGATCATGTAGAGCATGCTTTTCCCCTTACGCCACTGACCAACCGGTATCGGCCTGAAGCCCTGCAAGCTGCGAACGGATCTCTTCACCGATCTTCTCGGCAACCCCCTTGGCATCCTGCGCGCCGTGAACGTGAATATCGCCGATTGAGAGGCTTACGGACTGCCCGCCACCTTGCCCCTGCCCTGCACCGGCCAGAATGCGCTTTGTCGCGGAAGCGCTGTGAACGAACCCATTGCTGTCAGGCGTGAACAGCTCATCGCCTTTTTCTGCCGTGCGGTAGGTTCTGCCGGCGACGACAGGACCGCCGAGGGCGCGAGCCCCTTCGATCTTCGGCTGGGGCGCTGCAGGGGCTTCACCGCCGCCGCCGCCAAGGAACGAAGGCAGGCGCAACATGTTGGAGAGATCGATCCTGCCGATCGCGGAAACGATGCGGTCAGGAATGGATTTCAAAAACTCCCAAAGAGCACTGAAGGCATCAATGATTGCATCAACGAGGGCCTTCCCGAACTTTCGCCCGGCATCCCGGAACTCCGCCTCGGCCGTCGCTGAATAGTCCTTCATCGAGAAGATGTCGGAAATCCAATCGCCTAACTGCCCGGGGATCGCCAGTACCGCGTCGACAATCTTTCCAAGAGTGCTGGAGATCGCGCCATACGCCTTGTCCAAAGCCCCGCGGATCTCCGCCTCATCGATGCCTAGCAAGGTACCGATGTCCACCAGCTTCTTGGTCGCCCAACGCCCAACATGTGCGGCCAGGTTGGACATGAAACCGGTAATGGCACTCATGGCCTGCCCAAGGCTGCTGCCGATCACTTCGGCAAAACCGAGCGTGAATTCCCTGATCGGCTCCCAATACCGATAAACGGCAGCGCCGAGCGCCGCGACAGCCGCGATTACCAGGGCAATCGGCCAGGTGATGCCAGCGATCGCGGCCCCAATGGCCGCAGCTGCAGCCTGTATCGCCCCGACTGCGGCACCCGCAGCGCCAGCAAGCACCCCGAAGAATGTTCCGCCCCCCAGAGCGCCTAGCATGGATGCCCCAAGAACTGCCAGGCGAAGCCGCTTTGTGGCCGCGATGATCAGGTCCGCGCTGCGGCCAATGACAAGAGCCGCATTCAGAACTCCGCCCTTCAGGAACAGGAAGGAATACCGGCTTGCGATGGCGGCAATGTTCAAGGCGACGAGCGCTGCCGTCACGCCGACCACCGCGGCAGTCACCTGCGGATAGGCTGCGGCCAGATCCGCGATCGCGCTGATCGTCGGCATCACCGCCTCGATGATCGATGTCAGCGCCGGCAGCAATGCATTGCCGATCGCAATGGCCAGTTCGGTCATGCGGTTCTGGAAACTCTGAAGCTTCGCATTGAAGGTCTGCGAACGAACCTCGAATTCCTTTTGCGCCGAGCCGAGATAGTTGGTTTCGCTCGCCACCTCACCGAGGGCATTCTGCAAAAGCTCGGCGTTCTCGATCAGCGGCATGACCGCGCGCGCCTCATCCCCGAACAGATCGGAGATCGTCGAGGCCTGCAATTCCTTTGGCAGCGCGCGGATCCGCGCAATGACATCCTGCAGGGTGCCAACAGCATCCTTTTGCAGGCGCTGCGCCACGTCCGTCGCGGACAGGCCAAGCTTCTTATATGCCTCATGCTGGCGCTTGGACGCAGACTCGCCACGTGCCAGCGCCTTGGTCACATTGCGAAAGCTTGTGGCCGCAACATCAGCCTGCGCACCTGCCGCAACCATCGCTGAACCGATCGCCGCAACCTCGCGCGCCGAAAAGCCCATGGCGGTACCGGCCGAGCCAACCCGCCGCATGAAATCCAGCAAGTCAGCCGCCGAAGACGCAGACGTATTGGACAGGTGGTTGAGCACATCGGCCAACTCTCCTGTCTGTTCCACTGTCAGGCCAAGCGCGGTTTTGATCTTGGCAAGGCTTTCGCCCACCTGGTCGGCCGACAGGTCGAAGGCAACGCCAACCTTTGCCGCGATCTCAGCGAAGGCGAGCAGCTCGTCGCCCTGCATGCCGGCCTGCCCGGCAGCTGCAACAATCTCCGCAATGCCAGTTGCGGCCACCGGAATGACCCGGCTGAGGGCCAAAATATCCGCGCTCATTTGCTTCAGGACGTCCGGCGTGTCGAAATCGACAACCTTGTTGACGTCCGCCATCACGGACTCGAACTCGCGCGCGGCGTTGATCGGTGCTGAGATCGCCTTGGCGAGCACATAACCGACGCCGACCGCGTCCAGCATCCGACCGCGCATGGCATCCATTGCACGGGCGTTGGCATCGACGCGCAGGCGCATTTCGGTCAGTGACTGACTGACGGCGCGAGCCGGACGGGACACGCGCTCGACCAGCGACACAATGAGTTGTGACGTGAGGGTTGCCATTCTCGTTGGCCTCTAGGTTGTAAAACTCATGCGTCAACACCACCCGCTCGACACGCAACGGTTGACGTGCTTTCCTGCTTACTATCCGGGCCAGGTAGCTCGCACCTGCGGATAGCTATTTTTCTAATTGCGAGCGGAGTTGAACTATGAAGAAGGCTGGTGGAATAATTGCGCTAATTGCCGGCATTTTTGCCGTACTTGCAGCACTGGTAACTCTATTTATTGGTGGCGTGGCTACTGCCGTGGAGGCAGATCAGGCCGATGTTGCGATCGGACTTGGTTGGGGCGGAATTGTTTTTTCGTTCCTCACAATCGCCTTGGGTGCGGTGGCGATAGGATCGACGTCTCGGTGGCCCGGTATTCTGTTGATCGTTTGCGCCATAGCCGGGGCGATCCTAGGCGGCACGCTGGTAGCCGTTTTCATGTGCCTGGCCCTTATTGGCGGGCTGATTGCAGCCTTGGGCAAGTCCCCGCAGAAGGAAGTTGCGCAATGAGGTTAGCTGTTTTCGCTGTGATTGCACTGGCGGCCCAGCCTGCCTTCGCGTGGAGCGAAACAGAGCAATACGACGCTGCGAGCCAGTTAGGATCGGTGATCGCTGCTGAAGGCTTCTGCGATATGGCCTACAATCAAAGTGCGATCAGCGCATATATCGAAAGCACGGTTCCTGCCGACGATATGGGGTTTGCATCATTGCTCGATACAACGGTCGATATCGCCGTCTATAACCAAGAGGGAATGGCACAGTCGCAAAAGACAGCCCACTGCACCCAAATGCGTCGGGTGGCAAAGTCATTTGGCTTCATAGACTGACTTTCCAGTGCCGATATTCAGCGTTTTGGGCAGGGTTATTCCCTGCCCTTCGGCTTTTTGGCTTCCGCCTCGATCTGCAACACCTCTTCGACGTGACCGAAGTAACGGAAGAAGGTTGGAACGTCCCAATCCTCGATTTCCGTCAGGGACTGATGCAGGTACCGCGCGATCTGCGCGGCCATCAATCCGAAGCTTTTGCCCGCTTGGCCAGTTCCGCCTGAACCGCTGTCTGCATGCCGTAGCTCGCCGCCTCTTCCGTCAGGAAGCCCATTTTGACGTCTTCCCAGGACTTTCCCATGAGAGGCGCGACCTGCTCTTCAAGGTTGGCATAATCGTCGGCATCGAGATCAAGGATCACTTCGGCCGGCACACCTGCCATTGAGGCATAGACAGCTCCGGTCTTCTGCAGAATGCTCTTGTAATCATCCGCCGCGACGAGATCCCGGACCTTGCGTTTGCGCGCGAACGTCAGCTTGTCGAAGGTCTTGCCGCCGTGCTCGACCGGCTCTTCAAGGGTAAGTTCGACGGGAGTGGTTTTCTGAGACATGTGATTTCTTTCAAAAGAAAGGCCGGGACTGAGCCCGGCCGGTAGAGGTTGCGAGGAAAGATTAAGTTACGCGCCGAGAGCGCCGCGCACCCCTGCGAAAAGATCGACACCGTTACGTCGAAGGATGCGCTCTTGGGCGTCGATGTAGAACAGCTCCTGGCCGTCAAGCGTCAGTTCGAAGTGCGTCACCTCGGTCAAGGAGTGGTTACAGCCCTGGAAGTCGACCGGGTCGCTTTCGTCGGGCTCCCACTGAGAGACCGCACCCTCGATAACCGCACGGGCCGGGATATCGCGACCAGTGAACTTGTCCTTATAGGCGCCGGCAAAGACCCAGCGATCACGCTCGCCAAGGCCTCCGAACACCTCGGTGTCGAGGCCCTTCACCATGAACTTGGGTTCAAGCGTCTCAATACGCGGCAACGTGTAGTCGACGGCCATGACGCCGCCGCCAGGGTTATGGCCCGCCGTCGCGAACTTGATCGGCGGGATAGTCAGTTTCGCAATTGTGAGAGCGCGCGACGTGCCTGCCTTTTCTGCCCGGCGCACGTCAACCGCGGTCAGCATGTAAATCGTCTGCATGATCAGATCCTGATTTCTGGAAAGTCATAGGTTGGTACTGCGTCAGCGCCGATCAGAGATCGTTCGACAGGCGGGCGATGATTTCGTTGACGAGGTTGTCGACGGCCGGCCGGTACCGGCGGATCTCGTGCTGAGCGAGCTTGAAGACCGGGCACGGCTCAATGCCGATAGTCAGCTTGAGGCGACCAAGACGGATGTTTTCCGGGCTGTTCTGGCTCGCCTTGAACATCTGGTCCTTCGGCGTATAGCCGAGGATGTTGCCCTCGTTGACATGGTCACGCAGCGCAAACGCAATCGAGTTGATCCAGGACTCCGTTGTGTCAGCATGAATGCGCCGACCAAGGAACTGGTTGGTGATCTCGATGATCTGCGTGATGATGTAATCGGTTCCGCGCACCTGGTGGATCTGCTCCCACAGCTCCCCGGTCTGAGCGTTGTCCGTACCGATGAAGCGATACCCGCCATCGGCAATCGCGCCATCAACACCGGTTTCGCCTTCGGCCACGATGGCGACGTTGGCCGCAAGCAGCTGCTGGCCTTCGGTGGAACCGTCCAGCGTGGAAAACGGGATCTTCCGGGAAAGACCGGCAAGGCCGTACAGCTCGCGGTTGGCAAACGGGTGGAACGGCTTGCCGCCCCCGACCTGGTTGTCGATCCGCGCCATCAGACCGGCAACGCGAGGCATCATCGGGCGGGTGACAACCTGCGCACCATCCCAGACCTTTGCCGCGACACCGATCGGCATCAGACGTTCCGAGGTCATCGTCTCGCGGGCATCGATAGCATTCGCCGCCGAGGTGTCGTCGACATCGACCGGAGCGACAGCCATGATCTTGCCGAGGTTGGCTTCCAGCGCCGCGATCACCGGGTTGGTGGTTTCGAGATCCGGGCGCCAGGCAGTGCGACCGGCAACGACAATGCGCGGGGTCTTGTTGACTGCGGAGGGGATGCTGGCAATGCCGTTGACAATGGTGGCAATGGCCGCTGCGGTCGCGGCGACATCCACGCCTTCGGCAACGCGAACGATCGTCACATCCGCACCGGAATTCAGATCGGTCAACTGATCGTTGATCCCTTTGACGGCATCGGCCAGGAGGCCGGTACCGAGTGCGGATACGGCCTCCGCATCGCTGGTCGAGATCCGCACCGGTGTATCGGCCGGATATTCGGCAACCGAAGCGTCCTCGGACGTTTCGATCAGCAGCATCTGGGAGAAGTCGGCACCAAGCGCCGGAACGATCTCATCGTCCGGGCGCGTGAAGCTCATTCCAAAGACTGGTTCGGTCATCTTTCCTCACAATCAGCCCGACAACCGGGCACAAAAAAACCGCCTCACGGGCGGTTGCGGTCAGGGGTTAGAAGTTTGCGGAGCTAGTTACGGCCAGAGCGCGACGATCTCATCGAAGTCGGACGGGACCGGGTCCATTGCCTTGATGGCGTTTGCAGCGAAGATATGCGCCGACTTGTGATCGAGGACAGCCTCGCCGAAGGCCATCATCGTCTGTGCATCCATCTTCATGCGGCTGTCGTCGGCAGCGATCCATTCGAAGTCGCCAGGGCCGCCGTGCCAAGTGAAATCACCAGGCTGGGCACCGTCGATCAGGATAGCCGACTGAGCGCGGGAATAAGCGCCCTGAATGTTCTCGCGATCCTCCGGACGTGTCTGGAATAGCACGCCGTTGAAGGTAATGCCGGCGTCAATCCGGCGATCGCGAGCAGCGTTGACATCGGCGCTTGTAGGAGGCCCCTCCGGCTCCGGTACCTCACCCTGCTCCCGCACATATCCATTATCAGTAGGGTCACCCAAAAAATCGATAAGGACAGGAACATCTCCGTCCCACCAGATCTCACCTCTGTAGTCCAGACTCACCACCCAGGCATCGTCGATCCACTCGACGGTTTCGTTCTCGCCCGGTTCCGGTGGCGGGACATCAGTCCAACCTGCATCGCTGGGCGGGGTTCCGATGAAACCAACCTCCGAACTCACGCCACCGCACCACCAATTCTCACCACGGTGGTCTGGACGGAGTTGCCATGATCCTTGGGCAAAAACGCGCGCCATACCCTCGGTTGGCGGAGGCGGAGCAATTTCAGTTGTGAACGCTGGTTTCAGATAAACATCAGGCTCGCGTGGAGACTTGTCCGCCTGCAAAGTCTCAACAAACTCGCCCGTTTCCGGGTGATAGCTGTAAAGCGTAAGTGGCATAACGATCCTCAGTATTTAATACAGGCAAGCAGGGCGATGTTGCGCGGCCTGGCTTCACTGCCGCCACTTGCATCGGTTGTGACGCTGTGGCTGTGGCTATCGGAGCTGGTTGAAAAGGTGTGGCTGTGGTTGCCTGAATAGTTCACCGTTGGCCCTGGTGAAGTATTGCTTCTGGAAGTCGCAGGAGCTGCTAGACCCGTTCCTGCGTTTGTCCCACCCTCGTATGCCATGTTGTGAGTGTGATTGCCGGTAGTGTTTGTGGTGCCGGTGTGACTATGACTATCGGAGCTGGTTGAGCCTGTATGGGTGTGACTGGCGTTTTGGTCAGATTGGGAAGACCCCAGAACACGAGCACCGTCTACGCCACGCGCATCGTCCCATCCTCTCAGGAACTCACCACGAAGATCAGGAAGATTGAAGGTCGAGTTTCCATCGCCTACCCCGAAAATGGTCCCGATCGCGGCGAACAAATCGGCATATGCAGTGCGCGAGATTTCGGCACCGTTCGCTTTCAGCCATCCATCTGGCGCAGTAGACATCGCGTAGTAGGCAACACAGCCCGGCGCTACACCGTTGGTTACTTTGGTCGTGAGCTTCTCCAACGCCGCTTGAACGTTGTTCGCATCAAGTCCATTGATCGCGTCGATGCCAAAATAAGACGCCTTCGCAACGACCGAAGTCCATTTGCTATTAAGGTACTGCAACACCATACCTTGCGTCGCATCTGATACATCAGTGTCCGAAAGCCCCTCCAACGTCCCCGGCATATTGGAGATCTCGCCCGCCAGCGTATCCAGCGCCGCTTGCAAGCCTTCGACATCGGCAACGACGTGCCCGTGATCTGAGGCCGCGACACCAGCTAGCGCCGTCTGGAGGGAATGGATAAATCCATCGATCATCTCCATCGACAGAATGAGCCGGGTGAAGTCATAATCGACATCGTTGGCCGGGTCCGGCTTCGGAATGCCGAGGTGTGCTGTAATTGCGTCGGTTGGCATCGGAACCTCTTAGTATCCGTAGGCGCGCAAACGCGCGATGGAGGGACGCGCTGCCGGCGTGCCGTTAAGGGTGACTTTCACGCGGCCGCCATTGGGGGCGGAAAAGCCTGCAAGATTGAGCTTCGGTTCCGTCCAGCCGCCGCCGAGGGCGCGCGCGCTCTCCTGGACAAGCGGCTGCCAATCATCGTCACCGTCATCGACAAAGATCGAAACAGTTGCCCCGGCCGGCTGCCACCGATCGAACAGCGCACGGAACCCGATCGGGCCATCGATCGGGAAGAACCGCGAGACATAGTCCGCCTGCTCCTGCACCTGCCCGCCAATGATCGCTGTGCCCGGCCAAAGGATCGGCGACAGATACTCGTTGCCGTTCAGAACAGCGCGGAGAGTGATCGTCTCTGAGACATATTCATCGAACTCGATGGACTGCCCCGAGGCGAGCGGGATAACATCGCCGTTGGCGCGGACAAGCTCGTACCGGAACCGGGTCTGATCGGATTGCAGCTCGACGGTGCCGCGAACGACCAGGTCTGTGATAGCCTCGATGTCGCCCTGGTACAGATCGACGGTCTTTTCCACCGGGCTGAACTTGGCAGCGACGATATCGATCATGAGATCGCTTTTCGGGTGAGCCACCCAAGTCGTGCGGTTCGATCCGGAGAACAGGTCGCCGTTGGTATAGGGCTGCGAGGAAACCAGTTGCTGGGTCTCGGGAACCACCTCGCCAAGCGTAGCGATCTTGAGAGCGTGGTCCGCATCGTCGGTCATGATAACGACGCAGTATTTTTCCGAAGCGCTGAGATAGTGCGGCGCATCCCAACGCGGGCTGACCTTGTCACCAGGCTGAACGCCAACCATTGAGATAAACTTGGTTGCGAGAACCTCATTGGTTGGGTAGCCATTTAGGGTCTTTGCCAGCTGGCAAACCAAGCCGTTGGCTGGATCACCCACCTCGGCAACTACCACGTCGAAGCCAAGCATCATGCAATCGACAGGCGGGACAAACGTGAAGGCAAGCGGATCGCCGTTCATCCCCCCTTCACGGCCAGAGCCTTCACCGGGGCCGCGATTGTTGGAGACGTTCGTGACGTTGGTGACCCGGACGATATTGTTGATCACGTTGACCACGGGCGGCGGCGCAGCCCTGGTAACCAGGTTGACCCGGCGCATAACCTCGACGGTGATTTCACCTGCACCAACGAAGGACGCCTCGGCAAAGCCACCGGCAGCACCTTCCGCCCGGATCGCATGCGTGCCGGTTGGAACACGGGCCGGGATCTGGAACGTGCCTTGCACGTCACCGTTGGCACCGGCAACAAGCGGGCCTGCCGGCGTCACGTCCCGCCCTGCGAACAGAAGCTTTTCCAACTCTTCGTTGGGGGCGAACCCCTCAATCGTGAAGTTGATGTCGAGTTGCCGCAGGAACTCAGCCGCCCGCGTCGTCTGACGCACCTCTTCCGTGATCGTAGTGCGGCCCGGAGACTGACCAGGAGCCGCCGTGAACTGGCGCGTGATGGACGAGGTCCACTGCGTTTCGGTCTGAGTCCAGAAGTCGTTGTTCGGATTGAGCGCCAGCAAGCCCGGCATCGGGTTGTAGTTGGCGTACGGGTTGACCTTCATGGACCCGGTTGCGAGCGGCTGCGAGATGATCACTTCTTCGGTGTAATCGAGGATCACAAGCGTGTTGATCGTCTCGACAAACTGCTCATAGACCGGCAACTGCAAGACGCCCTGGTTGGCGGCCGCTGTCTGAACGACACCGTCATCGCGGTAGAAATCACTCCAGAAATCATCCGTGAAGATGCCATCGGCAGAGATAGCAGCCGCGTCCGGTACCGATTGCTCCATGAGCGTCCGGTTCAGTTGATCGGCGAGCTTCACCGTCAGTCGCAGATATCCCCAAAGCTCATCATAGGTCGGTACGCGGGTGCCGTTGTTGACGATCTCCGGAGCGCCGTCCCAGGTATTGTGGATCTCGGCAATCTTCAGATAGCCTTCGGGCGGCTTCGGCGGCAGAGCACCTTTGCGTGCGGACTGCCCTTTGACAATGCTCGGCGTGCCATCGATATCAAAAACAAGAATATCCTTGCGCGGGATCTTCGAGTTGTAAGTCAGCAGCGCCGTCTCATCAGTCACGCCGCCTGACAGTGTGATCGTCGTAGCGTCGAATGCATCCGGCGCGACCTGTTTGAAATAGCGATAGGTGACGACATAAGTGCTGCCGGCAGCCGGCTCATCACCAGCCGGAGCCCACGAGATATTGTCGCCGGACAGGGAATATGTTGCCGGATCAAACGTGGTCGCGGCCTGCGTGACGCTTATGATTTCGACAATCGACGCTTCCTGCAGTTCATCCAGACCGTTGGGCACGGGACCGCGCGTCACGTTCTCGGAGATCTGCATGGTGACAACCGCAGAAACCACGTTCGCGATCGGCGGCCTTGCGACGGTCAGAACTGCGGTACCGGTGCCACCATCGGTGAAGGTCTTCGCCTCGGCCGAGACCAGTTCAAGATCAGGATCTTGGGTCTGGAACATGGTGAAAGCGGTTTCGCGGGTACGGCGCCAGCCCTGAATGTTTGCAGCGCCGGCACCCACCGACAGGATCTGCCGATCGTTGCCATCGTCTCCAAGCGTGCTGACTTCGCACCCCTCAACGATGTAGGAGCCGCGTGCGCGGTCATAAATTGCAGCGGTCGCAAGAATGCCATCAAGCGCAGGCGGTGCGGTCTGATCAACAACAGTGCCATCGAGCAGCTTGTAGACCTGTATAAACTGGCCCTCGCCGCCATCGTTCAGCAAGCCCCACTCAAGCGACCGGTTGGTGCGGTATGCGCCCGGTTCCCCTTCCGCATCTGAGCCCGGATGCAAGCCGACGAGAGAAGCATCTTCCTCGTGGCCGATGCGGGTGACCACCTGACGTACCCCAACAATCACGTCGCCGGAGATCGGAACATCATCAAACTGCGCAGCAGCAACCGAAAGAACATGACCATCAATGTAGATCCTGCCAGCCTGCAGGATGATGCTGGCAGTTGTCGGAATGGCATTCGGGTCTTCCGGGTCGATGTCGAATGCGACCTTGATTGCCGCATCGCTTTCCCGGTTGCCGTTGCCTGCAACCAGATCGCCAATCGCCTGGATGCGACGGCCGGTCAGGCCCTGCAGTTCATTGAGTTCCGCGCCCTGAATGAAGCGGTCCTCGACAAAGACCAGATCCGTCCGGGTGGACGGCGCGTCTGGAGTTCTGTCATAGGCAGCGGCAATGCCGGACTCGTGTTCGTAGGCCATCAGAACCTCAAGAAAAATTGGACGTATTCACGGACCGTCTCGCCAAAAAGGATCGAGATCGGCTGTGACGCGATTTCAACGCCTCCGGTCAGGCCGGCAGGCTCCAGCCAGAGTTGGCCGGGTTTTGACTGGTCTGTGACATCAGCGCCGAAGACGATGGAGACAGACGCGGCTTCGGAGCCGTAACCGTCACCGAACCCGGTGCGCGCAAAGACATGCACACCAATCGGGTTCTCAAGGTTCGGCTCCAGAAAGTCAGTGCCGAATGCGTATCCGGTAAGCCCTTGCTCAACACCCCGGCAGACAGCCCGGCGATAACCAATCGTCTGGTCAGCGTCATCGGCAAAGCGAACCCAGCAAGGCAACGCCTCAATGGCACTCGCCATCGAGACCCTGCGGCCAAGCGCAGCGTCATCGGCCCACTTGAACGTGGCCGTTGCCCAGGGAAACTCCATGTCGGCCCAAAGCTGGCTCGGGACTTCGGGAAGCCAAACGCCAAGCGCGGTCAGGTCACCTTCCGTCAGAACGTGGGTGTAGCGATAAGCTCGACCGAAAGACCATTTCGGCCCCTTGCCATCGATCCGGACACCGCTGTCATCTCCAAGGATCGAACCGCTCAATCGAGTGCGGCAACCTTCGGCGGCCGGCACATCGTAGCCATGGACGCCACGGCGGAATGTTGACCGCTCCGGGCGGCTGATCTCGACAAGGCCAGCTATGATGCCGAGATCGTCCTTCTCATCGCGGACCCGGTCCAGATCAATCTGGAACTCGGCCCATGCGAGACGCCGAGCCGGAGGATCTTTAAGCGTGCCGGAATAACCAGCAACAGCGAGACCTTGGGAAATGGCCTCATGCGTGCCCCTCACCTCGCACCACGGCCGGCGAAGCGCCAGAATGCCGCCATAGGTCGCGACATACGGCTGAAGCAAGCCCATTCCAAACTCATGAACCAGATACGGCCTGAGATCGTCAGGCTGCACGCTATGCTTCCACCCGGAAATATAACTCAGGGCGGGATCAATCTTCGGGGCCTGATCGCCGGCCCGATCGAGCGCGACCTCGATTGGCGTCGCGTTGGACGGAAGAAGTGTCTCGGTCATCGGCCCCGCCCGGCAAACTGAACGGTCACGTCACCGATCTTGACGGCTTCCTTCGGGCTTGCGGCCACATCAGCCACCGGTGCGTTGACCACGACATTGGAAACGCCGGGCACCATTGCGGCCTTGCTCACCCAAGCCCGGTACAGGTCAAGCCCCAACAGATCCTCCTGGTCGCGCGCCAGGCGAATGAGGTCTGGAAGCTCTGCGAGAATGTCTTCAGATGCATCCGGTGTAAGTGTGACAGAAAGGTCGACCGCCACAACTTTCTGAACGGCGGAGATCACGTTGTAACGGTCGGACACCAGACGCACCGCAGGGGCTTCAAGCGCTGCCCGAACAGTCGCAAGAAGGGACGTAGAAGCCGCGCCGCCAACGTCAGTTGACAGAACCGCAATGTTGACGGTCGGGTCTCTGTCTTCGGTCCATGTCGCGATATCGCGAACCTTGGGGCTCGATGCCATTGCAATAGCCTTGAACCGCTCATAGGTGCCGCCAGGAGACCGGCCAATGGTCGCCAGTTGAACGCGCTCACGCAAACGCTCATCCGTTTCACCTGCGAGCCTGGCGACACCGTAGTGCGACGCCAGATGCTCAAGATCGGTGCCGGTCGAATAGGCAAGGATCTGGTTCCGAGCGACATGGTTCGCACGGGTGCGCAAGCGGATCTCGCGATAAGTGAAAGCTTCTAGAACAATCTTGACCGGATCGGTTTCGAGCGCTCCAACATCATAAACGATGCCTGCGGCCGCGAACAAAACCCTCACCTCGTCGATGAAGCTTTGCAAAATGGTCTCGTAATCCAGTTCCTCAATCACTTGAGGATCTGGAAGGCTGGAAAGATCGATCACGGTTTACCCTCAGATGACCGAGGCCGAGGCGGAGCCGCCTGCAAAACGCACGGAAAAGGAAAGATTGCGCTCGATGGTGAAGTCACCAAGATGGCCGCTGGGCCGATAGTCCGCCTCGATCACGATACCAACTGTGCCGCGGCGAACTGCATCAGCCGAACCGCTGAAGGAAACCCGGCGCACATGCAAACGGGGCTCCCAGAGATCGATCGCCGTTCCGATCACTTGCTGCACGATCGCCATCAGGGACGGCTTGACCGCCCGGCCGAGCAGTTCCGCGACCCCGCCTCCGAACTGCCGGCGCATCACGCGCGATCCGATGCCCGTTGACAGGATCACTTCCACGCTCTGAAGCGTGTGCGTGAGATTGTCGAGCGGGAGCATCGTCACGCGGTCAAAACCGGACATGGCTTATTCTTCGCCTTCCACGGGCTCGGCACTGTCTGCCGCAGCTTTCGGCCTGGACGTCAGGAGCCGTCCGAGAGAAACATCATGCATCGCCTCTTCCACGGTCAGACGCAGTTTGCGGCTTTCGGGAATGCGAGCGGCGCTGATCGCGCTGACACCGTCAGCGACGTAATAAGTCTTCTTAGACATGGATTTCTCCTAGTGAGGTCCTTCGGTGTCCGCTCCGCCAGGAATGACCCCGGAGTGGACATGATCGTCGCCGATGTTTGTGCCGTTGTGTCTGACGTGCCCGTCCTCAAAATCAACATCGCCTTTGACCAGCAAGTTTCCTTCGATTTCAACGTCAGCGATGAATTTCACCAAGCCACAATCAACGGTCAAAATTCCGTCTTTCAATGTGACTGTAGCGCCCAATCCCTTTAGGACGTTTGCCATCAAATCGGCGCTCGGCGCAGGATTGCTGTCGGTGAACCCACCTCGAAGCAACACCCCCTGCCGAATGTCACCGTTCGGGCTGAGCACGCCGACAACTTGCCCCTTCGATAGAGGTATCCAGGATGACGTTTGCCCGCCGCTTTCCGGGTGCGGCAACCAAGGCGACAGAAATGGCCCGTCATCCCCGTCGCCAAGCTTGATCCGGTATCCCTTGGCAGGGTCGATTTCTTCAATAGGTCCGATCCGGATCATCTGACCGAACCGGGTTTTCAGCATCTCGATATCGATGCGCTGCCCTGTCAGAAACTCGATCATGCCCCTACCTCAACCGGCTGACCGCCCGCGACATCAATCGTCACATTGCTGATCTCGCTGTCCTCATCCGCATCTGGCACGTATTCAAAGCCGAGCGAACCGAGTTCGGTCAGGGTCAGGCCGATCCGCTCGCGCGCCTCTTCAAGATCCTCCGGGGACACCGGGATCTGATCGAGGATCAGCGCTCCGAGCTTCTGGTCATCGGCATCGCCAGCCGCGAGAAGTGCGAGGAACCGTGAAAACGGCGCGCCCTCAGGCACGTCCTGAAGGAACTGCGGATCTTGCAGGGCGTCGACGGTAAATGTCAGCTTCTGAGCCGCGACACGCTCCCCTGTCCGGTCGCTGCCGGCGCGCTCACAGGTGACTTTGACGACGCGGCGGATCAAGCCGCGCAACACTTCCGCAGCTTCATTCTTCCCATCTGACAGACCAGACCGAATTTGCCGTCCCAGAATATCCAGGTAGAAATCATGCATCCGGCTGGCGTGAGGGATGGTCGGGAAAATGACCTTCATCTTCCTTCCCGGACGATCCGGATCATCAACCTCTTCCTGCATGGCGTCGGTGACACCGTATTCAAGGCAGAGGTTCACAAGACCGTTCTCGTGGAACGCGCGCTGTTCGTCAGGCTTGGCTTCCGCGTCATCGGTATAGACCGCGATAAACCGGCCCTTTTGCGGCTTGATGCGCAATCCTTCTTCGTCCTCACCGAGAATACCAATCTCGCTATCAAGCACGTTTCCCTCGGCTACAGTCCGGTCTTTGAGGGCCTTGACCGCCAACATTCTCAACGCAATCCGCACAAGGCTCATCAGCTGTCCCCAAGATTGATAATCAGACGGCCATGGCCGTTCGGATCGACGGAAGAAACGCGCCAGCGCGGTTCGCCTGGTCGCTCCAGCGCAATGACATCGTCACCCTGCCGGACATCAAGGTCTGGATAGACCGCTGGATCCGGCTTCAGAACCGCACCGCCTGTCCGGACATTGCCGCTGAACTGGCCCGACCGATCACCAGACAGAGACTGGTTCTCGCGGTCCTCATCGACCAACGGCGCACGATCTCGCGTGCCGGCCGCTCCGGATCTTCCCGGCCATCCGTCCAGGCAACAATCCTGACGCGTTCCGCAAACATGCCGTCTACACTTGAGTGAAGACGACGCTTGAATTGATCGAACCGCGGCATGTTTCATGCGCCTCGTTGTCAGGATTTGGCGTCGGCAAGCGCACTTTCTGCACCATCCAAGGCTGCCTGAGCGGTTGCCTTTGCCTCATCACTCTCTGCGCTTTCGAGAGCTTCTTTTGCCGCCGCGACGGCCTTTTCGAGCCCGGCGAGTTCGGCCTTCTTCTTGTCTGCCCCCTCCGAGCTTTGGACCGGCTTGGTGGTCGAAGTTGCTTTTTCTGCGAACCGATCGCTGACAAGGTGCTCGCCGTAGGCAATCGGCACAGTGACTACTTCACCGGGTTCGCAAACCCGGTCCTTCGCGGACTTGAGAACATCCTTCGGGATGATGCCACCGAGGGGGAACTGGATTTTCATGGTCGTTTTGGAAGCCATTTCACGTCTCCTTTTGATGTCGAAAGGCTGAATGCCCTCGGAGATCAAAAGAAACCCCGGGGCAATGCTCCGGGGTTTTTCGCAAGTCAGATCTGTGCGGATTAGACCGTCAGGCGCCGGAGCGCTCCAGGCCGAGTGCAAAGCGAGATCACGTTTGTCTGGACCTCGATTTCTGCCTTCTTTCCGTTCTGCGGCACCCAGACTTTTGCGTAACGCGGCAGGCCCGGTGTGTTCACCGTCTCGATGTAATCGGCCGGCGCGAAACGGCTGATGAAGAGCCCGGAGACACCCATCGGCGTTACACGGCCCTCGTTCTCCGCGATGTAGCCAACGCCGCCGTTATCGGCTTTGGCCTTGCTGCCGTTCCGATAACGTTCAAAGGTGAATTTGCCGATCTGGTACTTGTCCGGAATAGCCTGGCGAAGCTGGTCAGCGCCGACAGTATTCAGGAACGTTTCGCGGATGCGCTTGTGGTTCCAGACCTTCAGGTGGAATTCGCGGCCGGTCCAGACATGGAAACCGGTATAGTAATCGTCGAGAGAGTCTTCGATGGACCAGGCAACGTCCGTTTCAAGGATCTCGTCGACCTTGGCGGCGTCGTTGTCGAGATCCAGACTGACGGCAGCCGGCACGGCAATCCCGAACCGCGAGTAGAGATTTTCGAGGACCACGCCGGATTTGGTGACCACGATTCCCTTGATCGCTCCGACGCGCTGATGTTCCAGCGTCATGTCGAGATCGCGCAGGTGACGATCGGTCTTCGACCGGACCCGGTCCATGACCTGCTCGACTTCGGTTTCGGAACCGAATGCACGGACGCCCTGAACTTCATCTGCCTTGACCGCGTCGTCGCGCTCATAGTGAGGCACCGAAAACGGGACCAGACTGCGGCTGCCCTCGCCGGCCGTCTCACCCGGACCGCCGCGCTCGGTCGGCTCCACAAGGCTCAGCTGCCCCTTCTGGTTCTCAACAGAGATAACGGTCGTTGTGACGCTGTCCTCTTCGAACATGCCCGACGACGAGATCTGTCCAGGGCGGTAAGGCTGTTCGTTGACGGTTGCCGTCAGGTTCTGAACGCTGAATGCATCGTCATTGAAAATATCGAGTGTCGGCATGCAGGGTCCTCCTTAGCGTGCCTTGATGCCGACAGCGCGCAGCTGGTCGAGCTTGGTTGCGGTCTTGGTGTCATCGTCAACGGAGGCATGGAAAAGAAGCATCGGCTTCTTGACCTCTGCGTCGGCGGTGTAGGCGACGACTTTCTGGTCCGCGTCGGTTGCGTCGACACGATATCCAAGGATCGCCGTTGCGACCTCTGCGCCTTCCTTGCCAACGACCTCGGCGTTCGGCGAGAAAACATATTTCTCCGAAGCGGTGACTTTGCCGAGGACGGAACCCGGCTCAAGAACACCTTCCCCGGAGGCGATGGTCACGGTATCGACGGACCGCTTGCCCGATGCCTCGGAAAGCACAAAGGCAAGATTGCGCGGCCCCATGGTCTTGTTCTCCATGGCTTATGCACCTTTCATCTGCTGAGCGCGGGAAGCAAAGATGCCTGCGCGGTTGAGTTTCGCCTGTGCAGGCTTCGGGCCATCGGAGGGCAGAGCCTGGCCGGAGGCACGAAGTCGCTCGGCTTCATAGGCGGCCGGGTTCGCCTCTTCCTCTGCTTCGCTCGTCGGCTGTGCGGCGACGCCTGCAGCGAGAATTGCGACCGCGTCTTCGGCGGTCATGTCGGTTCTAAACGCAAGGTGCTGCGCCTGAGCCTCTCGACCTTTTGCTTCATCAGAGCCAAGAATGGCCTTGATACGCGTCTGGGCAGCGGCGGTCGCATCGGCAGTGACCTTTGCGACATCGACGGATTTTCCGCCCGCCTCGGTTGTTTCAGCCATGCTGGTCTCCTCTTGGCTGGTTGGTGCGGCGGACGCCGCAATTCGGTTGATCTCGCGCTCGAAGGTCCACCCCTTCTCGACGGAAAGGGCGACAAGACGCTCCGGTGCGTTGGCATAAACGCGATAGTCGAAGGCGGTTGCCTGCTTGGCCTTGGCCTCTTCGGCTTCGTCGGCAAACCCGGCCTCGACCGCCTCTTCGGCGGTGAACCAGGTTTCGTCCTTCATGATCTGGCGAACCTCTGCCAGATCCTTGCCGCTGCGAGCGCTGTAGAGCGACGACATCTGCTCGGCGAGCTTGTTGAGCGCTGCGGAGGTTTTGTCGTGGTCGCTGGCGGTTCCGTAGGTCGAGCCGGACGGATCGTGGATCATCAGCTCGGAACCGGCACGCATGACGATGCTGTCGCCGGCGAGCGCAATGACCGAGGCGGCCGAGGCGGCGATCGCGTCGATCTTGACGGTCACGGTTCCCTTGTGTGCCTTCAAAGCGTTGTAGATCGCGATGCCTTCGAAGGCGTATCCGCCACCGGAGTTCAGCAAAACGGTCAGGTCGTTGTCCGTGCCGTGTTCCGCGAGCGCCTGCAGCACCTCGCTCGACGTGAAACCTTCACGCCAAAGGCTTTCCCCAACGAACCCGTAAAGAACGAGTTCGCCGTTCACATAAACCGCCATCGGTCTTTCCTTGATTTAGATGAAACGAAGTCTGCGAGAACGGCCCTGCCGCCCCTTCCCGTTCGCGCGAGCGCACTGCCCTTCGTAGTCGGCAATCAGGCTTTTGAGCTGCGTGACGTTGGCCTTGCTGAAGGTGACCTCTTCACCACCCATGCGGATGATCAATTCTGAAGATCCGCTCGCGACAGCGATCAGACGTTTCTTCAACGCCGTCACAACGTCGCAAGGTGCATTGATGTCGACATCTTCACCGCCGATCTGGATGATCGAGGAAATACTCAAACCTCTTCCTCCTTCGGATCGTCGGGCTCTTCAACAGGTGTGCGTGCAGCTGGCGCTTTAGGTGCGTACGGCGAAGCCATCCCGGCCTCTTCGTATCGGCGATGTGTTTCGAGCCGCTGCTCGAAGAGATCGTCCGGATCGAGCCCCAGATCCGCAGCCTCGATCTCGATAGAGCTTGTGCCGTTGTTCAGCCGCTCGCTCGAAGCTTTGGAACTCTTCAGATCGTCGGCTGTCGGCTTCGGCGGTCCTTCCCAGGACGCTTGCAGGATGGCATCACGGTTCGCAAGGAACGCGCGATACCCGCCTTTGAAGGGAATGCGCCCTTCTCCGATCTCTTCGTCCAGCCACGCTTCATATACGGTACGCTCAACTGGTACCGCACAATGATCGCGCCGCCGCTTGACCACCGGCCAGATGGACGAATTTTCCATCCGCACTGACGAGTAAGTCGCGTTGGTATGATCCATGGTAAGCGCGCCATAGGAGATCCCGATGGCGCGGGCTGTGTCGCGCGACAAAGCATTCGAAAACGGCAGATACTGATTTCCCGGAGTGCCGGCCGCCTTGAAGTCGAGCTTCTCGCCTGGAGCCAGATGTGAAACCTGCGGGTCGCCGCCAATACGGATCTCGGACTCTGCCGCAGCTTCCAGACTGCCCTTCAGGTAGTCGACATATTCGTTCGCGTAGTCAGAAGCGCCTTCGACATTTTCCGACTTCAGGACTTCAAGCGCCTCAAAGGCTTCCATGGTCGGCTTTTCGCTCGTGAGCGTTGCCGCAAAAACGGTCTGCAAAATCGCGGTCTGAAGTGTGGCATCGTCCAGCAACTCGTGCTGGATATGCTTGCGGAACGCGGATGCAAGAACAGAGATCCCCCGCACATCCGTCGCGTCCATCGGATTGAAAACGTGAAGGACAACGTCTCGCCCGGAACGGTCATACGCATCATATTTCCGTTTGACGGTAATACCGGCCTCGCGCTCTTCAAAGAGGTAACCGACAGGCCTGCCGTTTTCGTCCTGGTAGACGCCTTGGTAAAGCCCCTCAACCTCGTTTGTATCCTGGACGAGACGATGGGGCGGTGTCAGGCAGAGTTTCGTGCCGGTCGTAATCCCGTAGCGGCGACGCATAGCCCGAGGCATGTACTCAAGAATGCCGGTGACCTCGCCGTAAGCCATATCCCAGCGAAGGGAGACGTCAACGAGCTGAGACATGGTGAACTTGCCCCGGAAATCCACCTCTTTCCGGTTCTTCCGGTAACGGTTCCAACGCCGCTTTACGAGCCGACGCCATTCCTTGATCTCGTCATCGCTCCAACCCAAACCGGAGAAGTCGGGCGTTGGCGTCATCTTGAGCCCGCTTCCGACCGTGTCGGCAATCACCTGGTCAGCTGCACCGCGGAGCCGTCCGGAATTCTTGATAAGATCCAGCGCGAGCGCCGCGGCGCGTTGCCACGATTGACGAATATCATCCCGGCTTTCGACCAGAGAAACCATGCGCGAGGCAATGACACCGGACCGGGTGTCCCGGAGGTAACGGCTCTGCGGCCGAAAATCGGAACGCGCGCGCAGCGGACGGCCATGCACGTCAATCAGCCCGTTCGTTTTCGCCATTTGCTGCGCGATGCCTTCTCAGGTTCAGGGTTGGTTTCTGGTTCTGTTTCCGGTGCAGGCTCGGGCGCCGGCTGGCTCAGGAGATCCTCGAAATCGCCCTGCGCCTCTTTCGGGAACGTTTCCCGTTCAGCCTCGTATTTGTCCCAAAGCAATTCGGGCATGTCGCGAACACCAAACCGAAGCGCCGCCGCCTCTGCCTGGTTCATGGTGTCGAGGGCTTCGTTCGCCTGCTTTGGGTCTTTTTCCCAATTGTAGACGTCAAAACCATCCTTGTTTTTCTTCGAGACACGACGCTCGGCCGTCACCTGCCGGTAATATTCATCGTCCAACCCGGTCGGGAACGCGATGTAACCGGCTGCCAGCGGATCTTCTTTGCGGCAATTCCTGTAAAGCGCCATTTTCATTACCGACGCATTGAAGGAATAGAAGCGTTTCGACCACTTCAGGAGCTTGCCTGTCTTCTTGTGCCGTTCCTTCTTGACCGGCAGAAGCATCGGAGCGCTGTCGGAATTGTTGCCGCGAACCATCATCACGACGCTGGCCGGGTGTTTCTTCACCCATTCCCAAACATCTTCGGTGTAGGCGTTGCCGTCGATGGCAATCCGATCAGCAGAGATTTTCCGGCCATAGGCATTCGGCCAGGTCTGTTTCACCAGGACATTTAGTTTTTCCTGACAGCTATCTTCCGAGATATGCCCAGGAAAGACGCCATACTGGATAACAAACCGGTTCTTGTTCCGGCCCCAACCAACGACCTGCCATTCAACTCGGTCGTCCTGACAGTCAATCCCAATCGTTAGGATCAACGCGCCCGCAGGGACACGGCCTCGGGGATAGTCCGAAACTGCCCCGCGATCCCGAAGGCTTTCCCAAGGTGGCGCTTCGCCCTGCGTCTGAAAGGCAATGCCGACGACGTCGTTCATAAACGTCTGTTCGCTTGCCGGATCGCCTTTGGCTTTCAACCAGGCGCGGGCAATCCGCTCGAACGTTTGTAGGACCGAATAGGCAGACCAGATCCAGAAAGAGCGATGCTGACGCTTCGCCTTCGGGTTCTGAGCGCGCCATTCCAGGTGCTTTGTCAACTCAGACCGGTGATGCTCCTCAATTGCCGCGCCGCAATCGGGCGCTTCGCAATAGAAACAAGCATTCTCCGGGTGCTCTTCATCCAGATGGGCAAGCATGTTTTCCCACCTGAGAACCTGCATGTGACCGCAATGCGGACACGGAACGTAAGGAAGCTCCTGACTTCCATCTTCAAAGTTGCGCGTGATCCGGCAACCCGGCATCACAAGCGGCGTAGAGATCTTGAAGATCTTGGCAAATTCGTGTGCCTGGCTGCGGCTGTCGGCCTGCGCTTCCGGGTCGCCGGCTGTGTTCGTTTCCCATTTAGCCAGGTCATCCTGCACCTGACGCTTCATCGTCACCTGGCTGAGCGATGCCGGCGAGTTCGCGCCGGAGATCTGGATCGCTCCACGGCCATCCACCCGCTCCTTGTAAAGAACGGAGTCGCTGCCATCGCGAGACGATTGCGGAAACAGCGCCTTCAACGATGCCGAGTTCTTCAGCATCGGCGACAGCTTCATCTTCGACCAGCGCTTCGCGTTCCCCTCAGTCGGATGGACATAGAGGAAATCAACCGGGTCCATTTCAATGGAGCCGCAGGTGAAGATGTTGGCGAGCACGGTGCCGCCAAGCTGCGCGCTCTTTGCCAGCGTCACTATCCGGCAAGGATCGTCGGGCGACAGCGCACGCAGGATCTCGTCAAAATATCCGAACAGGTTCCGGTTGTAGTTCCCCTTGAAGGGGCTTTCACGCTCGGAAAAGCTGACCTTGTTCTCGGCGTAATCCAGATAATCGACAGGCGGCGGCGGGTTCAAAACCTCAGACAGGGCCTCCAGCGACAAGCGGCGCGGGTTCGCTGTGTCGACTGTGAGGCAGGTCATTCTTCTTCGCTGGTCTCGATTTCCGACTTGATCGTTTCTGGTTCTTCTTCCGCCTGATTGCGGGCGGCCTTCGCAGCCTTCGCGCGGATCTCCCGGAATTCACCCCGCAGGAGGTGAAGAACATCCCTTGAAGGCACCTTGAACTTGCCGGCGACAGCGTTGGCGAAGTCCGGCAGGCTGCCCTCAAAAATGTCGAGGAGCTTGCCGGCCATCTGGTTCATTTCCGCCTTTACCGCGGCTGTCTCGGTAAAGCGTCCCTTCCTCTTCTCTTCTTCCTCCGCAGCCTTCCGGCTGGTGATGCGCGCCTGCAGGAGCTTTTCCTGCTTGAGCTGATCCTCAACGGTCGGGCCCGTGTCTTCTGGCGGAGGCCAGGCAGCCGGTGAACGTTGCGGCGGACCTGGTTGGAATGGCAGTTCGCTTCCAGCTGGATGCGGCGGCGGGGCTGGCGGTTGCTGGAGGCGCGTACCAAGGCCGTTGCCCATCATCTGGCCGATATCCAGCTTCATGCGAAGCTGCGCCAATGCTGGCTGAACCCGGATCTTGGCGCGGCGGCCCTCGCCATCCAACGCCTCACCGGAAAGCTTGCCTTCGCTGATGTATTGCGAAACCCGGCCCGGAGTGACGCGGATCAGTTGCGCAAACTCTCCTTTGGACAGGGTTTCCGGCATAGGTGCGTCCACCGTCCAGATCCCCTCAAGTTCTCAACTTTAGAAGTTTAGCCCTCAACTTTAATTTTAGGCTTTGAATTTAGCGTCAGACTGACGAGATCTCGGGAGCTTCCCGCCCGTGGCGGGGCGAGGCCCGGTGTACGGTCCCTAAACCCTTCAACTGAAGACCTTGCCTGTCTCGCGCTTCACCTCATGGATGACGCGCATCGGCAAGACCTTGGCGACTGTTGTTTGCCATGCCTCGGCACTCGCGCCCTTCACCAGTTCCCTCGGCAAGATAACGCCCGACTTCTGCTTCTTGATCGGCAGGCGTCCAGAACCCGAACGCGCATAGACATGCCCGCCCATGTTGAGAGCGACACGAGACGGAAACTTTCCGCCCTTGATGAACGTGCCCTTGAAGATCTTGCGCTGACCGAAAGGCCTGGCGCTCACACCTCTGCGGGTTTCCCTTGCATCGAAATGCTTGAGGGCGATATCCCCGCCCCGCGCCTTGATCCGGTATACGAGCGACGAGGCCGACGCCCGAACCGGGACCATGGCAGCCCGGACGGTTCGCAGTTTCAGGCCGGTTTGCTTTACCAGCGCACGGCCCGTCCTGGTCCGCCCCTGCGATCCCGCCCGGTTCAACGACCGCGATCCAATCAAACGGATCGTCCGGCCCGAAAGTTTGGACATGGCACGATCCAGCTCCCTGATGCCGGTGACATCAGACCAATACATACCGAGCATGCGAGAACCTCAGATCAGGGTTTGATCGATACAGTCAAAAAGCTGCGCATAGCTGTCGATACGATCAAGCGTGCACATGGCAACCCCAACAAAAAACCCCGCGGGCGTTGCCAGCGGGGTGTGAACCTTTTTCAGTGCGGTTTTTGTATGTCAAGCGTCAGGTTGCAGTCAAGGATATTTTTCGCGCAATACGGATCGGGCGACCTCTCAACCGCTTCTCGGTGTCGACAACGCTCCACGGTTCTGCAGGCCTCGGGGTCATCACGGGCTCATAATCGGTGAGACTATTCCCAAGCATTTCAACGAGTTCACTAAGGGCAGCCAGCCAAAGCTGATACTCGCCACGCTTCACCAACGCCTCGTGCGGATCGGGATGCAGATATTTCTTCTGATACGCACCACGCTTCGGGCGCTTCCGGTATTTGTCCCAGCCATCATCCTTCTCAACCTGTGCAGTCACGCGCGTGCCGCCATCGTCATAGTACCGGTGCTTGACCAACCGAAACCAGACCGGGCCGCCGTGCTCTCCGCAAACAGTCAGCAGCTCAGGCGCTTCGCAACTTCCATCCGGGCAGCCGCCCATGATCGCGTAAGTCTGCACCAATTGACCAACTGGACGCTGCAGCCAACGCTGCCCCTGACCATCCACGACAGTCAGGCTGTTCACAGCGCCATTGATTGCGTTCCGCCCATGCTCGCCGAAGACGGCCAGTTCCGGCATCGGGCACCAATCGGGCGGCAGATCGAGATCCAGAAAATTGAAAGAACAAACTGCCTCATGCACCTTCATGGCATCGGGATGCACCACCTCATCAAATCGTGAGAATTGACGGTCAGGTGCCCTGCCGGAGGTATCGACCCTGGTGCCCAGCAGCCCCAGCTCAATGATGGCAAGGAAATTCGAGCCAGCCACCGCGCTTTGAACCCCGTCACGAGCCCCCTTCGGCAGCTCTTCGCAATACGCCCACTTCAGCAGCTTTTCGATATCGATGCGTTTCTTCATGCCCAAGCCCCGGCTTTGCAGGATTTAAAGTGGTGGTCCATATGGTCCATAGTGGTCCAGTTAAATAAAAGACTATATGGACCGGTATTCTCATTGCCCTTCAATGACTTAGCGCAGTGGTCCAGATGGTCCGGGCAAACCAGCCATGTAAAGAACAGGGCCAAAGGGGTACATCGCCAAACGGACTTCACGCGCGCGCGGGGCGTGATTTTGTGTGGACCACGTGGACCATATGGACCAACCGTTGATTTCATTGCGTTTTCTCGGTCCATACGCGGGCGCGTGGTCCATGCTCCGGGTGGACCGGATGGTGGTTTAAGCCGTTCTACCCCTCTCATCCTGTCTCTCCCGAAAAAGATTGCTGGCTTTGAAAGGACGTGTCTCCATGGTCAATCGGCCAGTCAACGGCCTGCCCCACGGCTTCCTCGAAACATTCTCGGCACGTTGCGAGGTCCGGGAACACATAGGCACGCTTGCGTGTCGCCCCGTCTCGGGGGCGAACGTCCTGCAGGCGCGGAATGAGCTTGATGAGCGATTTACCGAACTGATTGAGATCAGCCCTTCGCTTGATGCCAACCTTGTCGGCCGATGACAGGTATTCCTCGTAAAGGTGTTGCTTGATGACATAGTCGGACGGGTTCCAACTATCGTCCGCTTTCAGGATCGCACCTTCATAAAGCCGCTCGAAAATGAACTGATCGACACTGTCGAGCGATCGCAGCTTTTGTTGCAGCAGCGCGCCCGTTCGCGGGATCTGGCGCAGGTTGACGGAATTCAGATCGAAAGCCAGCAGATCAGCCAGCAGCGCCTGGCGCCCGCCCTCCTCCAGCTCAGCCATCATTTCACCGAAATAGCCGTGGTTTTCCTTGGCGTTTGGCGCACAGTCCAACACGCAATACCGTCGTTCATCCTTGCCGGCCGGCACAACCCAGTCCTCGTTGGAGGTCATCATGATGCGCACGAAGTTATCGAGCCGGTACGGGTCAACACCCTTCGACTCGATCATCTGCGTTTTCGAGGTGATCAAGCCTTTGAGACGGCCTTCCGCCACCTTGTCACCCGCCCAAACCGCCTCTTCAGCCTGAAGCAACAGACACGCGCTCATGTGCGCGTTGAACTGGCCGGTAATGTACCGGGGATCATCCACCTGGAAGAAATGCGGCGCAATCAGACTGCCCATCACTTCACCCATGATCGACTTGCCGGTGCCCATCAAGCCGCGGATGACAAGCGCCGTGCCCGGCCGTTCGCGCGGCCGCTGAAGCATGTGTGCGAACCAGGCGAACACCCAGCGGAACAGCTCGGTGTCCTCGTTGCAGATGTTGGTCAGCATGTGGTCCTTCAGAACCGACCATGACCCGGCCTTTGCATCAGGCCGATAGGAAAAGCCCTGCCAAAGATTGAGGTACCCGCGCGTTCCCGCCTTCCCTTCCGGGTTCGGAAAGAACTCGATGCCGTCATACTGCCGGCGGTGGCGCTCCGCCTCCCATCGCTTCGACCAGGACACGGTCTTGATCTTGCCGTCCGCCCCCATCACCTGCGTGGGTTTGTTGTTGTAGAGCCGGTGGAACGAGTCCACCTGGACGACGCGCACGCGGTCCTCTTCCTTGGCATGCGGCTGTTCGCGCACCATCGCAACCTTGGAGCCGATCAGGACAAGCGACCACTCCGAATTCATCTTTTCAAGTGAGTAGCCCCACTCTTGCGGCACTGGAGCACTGGATCCGGTGTCATTATCCGTATCATCTACCTGTTCCGTCAGAACGTCATCGTCATCGTCCGTTGTGCCGGGCTGGCTGGCGTTCTCGATCAGCGTGCGGATGTGATCGAGCCCCCTTTTCCCAGCGGGAACAGAACCGTCTGAAGGCGTTTCCCCCCTTTGGCCCTGATCTGCCTCGGCCTCGGTTTCCGTCGCTTTTTGTGCCGACAGCTCATCAAGAAGCTGCCTATGCTTGTTGGATTTTTCAGCGGCAGTCGTCTTTTTCTTCTCGGTCACGACGCCCCCATCAAAATATCATTGTAGTCCTGCCCTTCGGGTGCCCAGGCATCGAACTGCCGGCGCCCGGGTTTCGCCCACCTTGCATTCGCGCGCGCCATCACCTGTTCGGCGGTAAAGCGGTCACTGTCGCCATCACCGAGACGGACAACTTCCTCGACCTGGTCGGGAATGGTCAGCGCCCTCGGGTCATCCGTATCCGGGAAAGGCCCCGGCACCTTGAGCGGCCGGCCAGCCCTGTTCTTCAGGTGCGGGTGCGCGATCGTCTCAATGGCCTTGCCACCCATGGATTGCAGATCAATGGACACCCAATAGGCCGTTCGGCTGAAAACATCGGTTCCGTACTCGGCCAGGGCGACAGACGCAGTCGTCTCCCATCCCTCGCCAACAACCAGCCGGGTGAAGCCTTCAGGCTGCAACAGTTTGATGGAGGCGTTGCGCTTCGAGCCGCGGATCTTCTTTGGCGCGATCAGTGACGGCCTTCCATCGTCGCGCGGCTCGGCATATGGGTCTTCCAGCTCAATCTTCCGCCCTGGTCGACGCGGGTCGAAATAGGTGATGTGCACACCGGCAAACGAACCATCCGGCCCGGTGATCGGCGCCAGCATTGCCGGCCCGGAAAACAGCACGAAAAACTCCTGCCGTTTCTGGCCCGGCACCGGCCGCGAGTGCCAGTATTTGAAATGCGGGTGAAACCGCAGCGGCAGAACGAACGGCAGCGGTGCCAATCCGCGCCCCCGCAGATAGCCAACACCTTCCGTGCCACCGACGCGGCCGCCATAGCCCCAAAGCTTGAAGGCCTTTTTGATTTCGTCCTGGCGACGAGCCTCGGCAAAAGCCTCCTGCTCTCTCCGCTTGTCCTCTGCCCGCGCCTTGTCTTCGGCGATCTTTTCCGGGCTCAGCGGCTCCGCTTCAGCATTGCCGCCAAGCCGCTCCATTGCCTCAACAAAGGAAAGCCCCTCGACGTTCTGCAGAAACGTGAACTGATCACCTGTCGCACCACAGCCAAAGCATTTGTATCGATGCTCACGATCAACGCAGTGAAATGACGGGCTGTTCTCCGCGTGGAACGGGCAGCACGCCCAGAAGTCGCCAGCGTTGGCGCTCGTCTTCGCCCTGTCCCATGTCACGTGCCGGCCGATGATGGTCGAGATCGGATTATTCGATTTTACGCGTTCCTTCTCGGCTTCGGAATATCGCCGGAGAGAAGGCGTTTTTTTTGCTGAACTCCAAACATAGTTCTGGGGATCGCTAAGACTCATGCCGCCCACCGCTTGCTGGTCTTTTGAAAACCCGGCAAGTTGTCTTTCTCGATGGAGACAACCGCATGAAAATTTATGGGCTTCGGTTGAAAGAAGCGATCAAAGAGAAAATCAAATTCGCTAAAGCGAAACTTAAGCACTTCAAGAGATTTCAGATTGTTTTCGCGTCGGTAGCTGTAGCTATTTTGGCCCCAACTGTCCTCATATTTGCTATCTCGAGCTTCGTCGTCTTTTTCCAGTTTTTGTGGTTGCCAACGTGGGGAGTTAACTCCCCAAACTCTAATCTGCTCGAAATCTGGCGAGTAAGCGCATTCATTAGTGCCGGCGTAGTAGGTGCAGTATTTGCTTGGTGGCGGAGTTCTATCGCTGATCGACAAAGGCGAGTTTCTGAATTGGCGCTCAATGTCGACCGGTATCAAAAAGGCGCGCTCATGCTCGATAGTGAAATTCTGTCGATACGGCTCGCTGGCGTAAACACGCTTGGAGCTCTTGCCGCCGATGGAGGAACTCGAAATTTTTTCGTCGTGAATGACCTGCTTTTTAGTTTCGTGAGGGAACGTTCTAAAATGCGAAAAATTGAAGAACGAGAGACGTTCGGAAAAGCGAGGGAGGTTGTGTTCGTTAGGGAAATGGAACCGCTGCCATCCGATGTGAAAGTTGCACTCGAAATTATTCAGGAACTTCAAGCCGTAGCGCCGGCGGGTGGTATCAAAGATATACATCCAGACCTTAGTCGAAGTATTCTTGATAACGCAATTATACGATCCATTGCCTTTTACGGCGTAGATTTGAGTGAAGCGAGTTGCATTGATGCAAAATTCAGCGACGTAACTTTCGAGGACTTTCTCTTCGATCGAGCTAAATTTGATAAGAGTGAATTCGATAGGTGTAAATTTACCAATCAGACCCAAAGCAACAAAAAGCGTAGTTACGAAAAAATACCTAGTTTTTCTGGAGCCACGTTTCGCAATACCATCTTTGAGAGAATCTCTGCTCGTCGTTTGTTTTCCGAGAAGGCGCTGGACCAGCGTTTTGCAAACTGCTCCTTCAAAAATTGCGACCTTAGCCGCATTACAATTGACCGTTCCGTTCTGTTTCGTTGTAATTTCCGCGAAACTCAAATTGGAACAGTGACTTTTACAGATAACTTTGATCGAAAATCGGTGCTCGACCTTACTGGAACATGGTGTTGGGCTGATGAAATTCCATCGGGTCTCTCGGAAGAAGAGATCCAGAAGATCACGACAATAGATCGATCTGAAAATGAAGACTATGAGTATCGTCGAAGGAAAGCTTTGTTCGGCGATTTTGAAATGCCGACAGTCAAAGAACCATAAAAAACTATGAACAGCGCAGCCGATATTACCGCTTGAACCTGAAGCTATCAGCGCATCTAGTCCCTTCTTTGATATGTGTCCTTCGTTTAGCCTATGCAGAGACGACGGATAAAAATAGAGAACATAGACCGTCATTACGCCACCTGCGCGACGGCGTCGGCGTCGTTATCGCCACCGCGGGAGAGTGCAAGCAAGGACGTGCTGGTAGAAGCCTTGCCGCCCCGCATGGGCATGATAACCATAAGGGCCTTCGACTCTTCATGCCGCATAACCGTAGGAGTGCCTGATCCTTCGGCAGTCAGCTCGACCTGGTCCGCAGAAAAGTTCAATCGGCAAAGTTCTTTGATATATCCAGAATTGCCTGACCAGATGCCACCGCTCAACTTTGTCCAGTCGATAGCCCTACCGCTCTCGATGCGCTCAGCACATTCCTCACCCCCCATACCCTCACTGGAGACGATCGCCAGGTCGCCGGCTGCGTTTGTGGCAATGTCGACGCAGAAACTTGCACCGGCGCGCTTCCTACAGCCTCTTCCAAGTTCCAAACGGTTGAGAATTGAGACCATTTCCAAAGGCTCAAAAAACAGCCTTGGCGAACCAGGTGGAATGGTCGGCACCACACGCTGCCAATCAGGGAACGTACCGTCGATCAGTTTGCAGCGGAGATACCCTCCACCCGGCAGAACAAATTCCATTTTCTGTTCGTGAAGAAGAACCTTCTCCGGCTCGCAAAGCCTCAGCAGTGCGACGATCATCGCGCGGGGCAGGATCGGGCTTCCATCACAATCATGGGCGTAATCATGCGCGATGAGCCGATGACCGTCAGTGGCGACGAGCACACCGGTATCGTCTTTGTCCCGTCCGAAACAAACACCGTTCAGGTAGTAGCGCGTTTCTTCGGTCGACATGAATGACTGGCAAGCCTCCAATGCAACGAGAAGACCTTGGGGCGAAGCAATCTCGCGCACGTCCTCAGGCATCGAAAAACGAGGGTAATCAACAACGGAATACGAGGGCAGGAAGTATCGGCCGCCCTGGAACGTCACGAACACCCCGCCGTTCTTGTATTCGGTGTCCTGCAGCCTGACAGACCTGTCGGCGGGGAGTAGCCTGACCAGATCATAAAGCTGGTTGAACGGAATGACCGCAGACCCTTCGCATTTCTTCACTGCGAATTTGACCCGGATCTCCATATCCAGATCCGTTGCGATAACCGCCCCGTCCTCGATCAGGACAGCACTAAGGATCGGCAACGTGCTCCTGCGCTGGATTGCCGGTTTGACCGACATCAGAGCGGTTTTCAGCTCTCCTGCCGTGGTTTCGATCAGCATGCCTGTGCTCCTCTGTTTTCCAAGAAGGTTTCGAGGTCGCACTGATGTCCATCTATGGCGCGCTCAACACGCCGCCGCGCGGTCTCGAAGTATTTCGGGTCGATTTCGACCCCGACGAAGGGGTTGCCGGTGCGCACGCAGGCGACAGCGGCGGTCCCTGATCCCATGAATGGATCAATCACGGCTTCGCCTGGACGGGCGGAGTTCCGGATATAGGCCTCGACCAGCGGAACCGGCTTTTCGGTCGGGTGGTCGGTAACGTCGCGGTGCGGAAACGGCACAAGCTGTTTGTCGCCGCAATTGGCGATTTTCCGCGCCCTGCCCCGGTAGAGATACAGAATAAACTCAAGGTTCTTCATGTAGAACCGGTTTGCCGTCGCGGTCTTCTTGTCCCAAGCCAGCATATTGTGAAACTTCAGGCCGGCGGCAAATGCTTCGCGCTGCGCCTCAAACTGGTTCTTGTCATTGGCAAACGCATAAACGTCCGCATCCTCTGCCAGGCAGCTCACAACAAGCTGCATGATCTCTTTCCACGTGATGTCGCATACCATGAACTGACCGGAGTTGTCATAGTCAGCCATCCAACCGCCAGACATCACCTTGTGTTTTCCTGACGACCGCGCCGCGCCTCCGGATGTCAAACGGTACGGGGCATCGAAACAGGCGACAGGAAAACGGCGTCCGAGCTTTGGAACAACGTCGCGCGCATCCCCCAGGTGCAGCTCAATCTGTCCGCCCAAATACGTCAGCACGACCGAACCCTCCGGTCTTCCGGAAAGAGGTGCGGATGCGAGATGACGGCAGCCAGCGCTCCAAGCTCTTTCAGAACCGTCATGCGCGCCGCAATCTTCTCTTCGCCATCGTGCGACGGCTCATAGACATCTTTCGGCCCTTCAGGGTGGAAAACCCACAAGACAACAGCAGCCGGATCCAACTGCGAGATTTGCTCAGCGGTCATGCTTTTCATTCCGGGTCTCCTTCGGTGCGTCCGAGCGGCGTCAGCGCGTAGGCGCGGCCTTCGCGGGTCAAGAGGTCGGCAGAAACAAGAAATTCGAGGGCCTTGCGCACAGCGGTCGGGCCGACGCGCAGGTCCATTGCAGCGCCCTCGACAAAGATGCGATCGGGTCCGGCATCGAGGTCACGTTGGGCCTGGCGCAAAAGCGTCTTTTCCAAACCGGACAGCGGCGGCATTGTGCCTGCCCGCCAGACAAACAGAATGTCGCCATCCTGATCGCGGCGCGCTTTTAGCTGCCGTGCGCATAAGGCGATCTCGACAATGTCGTGCGCTTCAAGGAACAGGAGCCCGTGATAGCTGGCGATATCAATGACGCGGATACCGTCCGGATGCCGCTTGGCGAGATAGTCCATCGCGACGGGGTCGATCACCTGATCGGACTTCCGGACAAAGTCATTCATCGGAGCGAGCAAATCGGGAAGGATGCGCGGAGACTGGTTCATTGCACACACCCCCAATTGCCTGACGGGAGTGTGCAGTGCTTCAGCAGTTTTGCTTTATTTTCGGGTGTGAGGTACCAACCCCAGCCCCACTTGGTACTGATATCGATACCAAGTGGGCGCAGGGCCTTCCTTAGTTGACAGATGTAAACGTCAACAACTTTCGAACTCGGCTCTTCCCCTGCCCGATCGCTGAAAAGCGCCGCCATCGCAGCGTCTTTTGTCATCAGGTTTCGAGCAAGAAGGCACCGCAGGACGGTCGCCCAGGTCTTTCTCAAATGCCACTCAAACGGAAACTCCATTTCCGGCTTGATCAACTGACTCTTAAGGTACTCAACCTCATCTTCAAGCGCCTGAATGCGCGCATCTTTGATGTCGAGCTTTTCGCGCAAAAGTGCTTCTGCGCTTCTGCCGCCATGACGAAATGCAGAAACGCTCATAGCGCCACCCCCTCGACTTTTCCGCGAAGATGCCGTTTCATGCACGCATTGAAAAACGGGAGAGTGTTTTGAAATCTTTGAAATTTCTTGTTTCGGGCCGGGAAGCTGTCCCGTATGAAGTGATCGCAAAACGCAGCGGAAATAACTTCAAAATGACCTGCACATGCATGGCAGGCGCAAAAGGAACTCACTGCAAACATCGCATCAACCTTCTTCTGGGCGACGTCACCAGCCTTTGGAGTGAAAACGCCAAGGACGTTGAAAAGCTCGCCGAAATGGTGGAAGGGACAGACGTTCAGGCTGCCTTGGCTGATATGATGGCGGCTGAACGTGCCGTCGAAAGCGCCAAAAAACACCTTGACGGAACTAAGAAGGCGCTGGCGCGGAAGCTGCTGGACTAGCCTGATCATTCCCGCCCCTCCACCGCTTGCGCGTGTCGGTCGAGAACTGCGAGCGCCTCAATCGCGGCGGACAGCTTTGCGCGAATATCAAGGTCGTGGATTTCGTCCAGGCTAACCCGCCCGTCATCGCTTAGGGCCTTGCAGATGGACTCAGCAGCCTCAGCACCACTGCGTACCAATGCACCCAACTGCTGAGGCCAACATGTATCATCCGGCCGGGAAGACTGGAGCGGAACAAAGACCCCTCCGGCCATCCGGCACAACGTCCGGACGACTTCAGGATTATCCGCGTCCATTGTGAGGTCCATCAGGACATCAACAGGAACGTGATCTGTTTCATGATGCGGAGAACCGTACCGGGACAACGCCTGTTGGCCTACGCGGGTTGAACCCGCAGCTTCCGACTGCCCACCCGCATCCCTCAATAGTCTGCGAAAGGCTGCCTTTAGGGCTGCTCGGTCATGCTCTGTAGTCGGCCGAAACGTCATTGCGTAACCTCTGCGGATTTACGCGGTGACAGGCCTGGCATTTGCGGGAGAGACTGACACAGCAAACACGGATCGACTTCGTTCAATCCATGCTCTTGAATCAGTCGGAGAGTTTCCTCATGAATGAAAACTCTGATCGCCAAAGCCTTCTTGGAGACAACGTCACCACCATTGGACAGCCGCTCATACAAACGCCCGTCTCTGGCAGCGACGCGACCGAAGTGACTTTCAGACATGCGCTCGCCGCACTCACGCTTGAGAGCGAGGAAGACATTGATGGGTTTGAGCAGCTCGTGTGTCATAAGCTGGATAATGCACGCTTATGCGTGCATGTCAACAGTTATGAACGCTTTATGATGCGTGCGATACACGAAAAACAACTCTATAAATCTGGGATGAACGCATCACCAGTCGACAGAATTGCAGCCGCATTGCTATTGAGCGGCAAAAGCTTTCGGAAGATATCCGAGGCGGCAAAACTCGGCGTGAATTACGTTTCCCATTTTTTTGTGAAACAGACTCTTCCTAAGAACGACACCTTGGCTGCACTCTGCAATGCCGTTGAAGTTGATATTAACTGGGTGCTTACGGGAGTTCCGAGAAACAAGCGAATAGACTCGCTGCTGGAACTGTTTTCTCATCTAACTTTCGACCAGAAACGCGACGCGATTGCGAAGTTGGCCGAAGGTGAAAAGCTCAGTGTTGAAGACCTTTCCCAGGTATCAGAACAAACCCAGACCCCAGTAGAAGACCTGCGCGCATGGATCTCTGGAGCTGAAACCAGCCGGCCAACCGACGACAGTACTGCCGCCTTCGACGAACTGTCGCGGATCGCAAACGGCCGCGAGTTGGACATTGAGCTTCTGCAAGAGTCTCTTGAGGAAGCATATGAACTCGAATATGCGATCGCGGGCCGACTTGGCCCACCTGAAAAACGTGCACAGCTGGTCAAAAAGATCTACGCATTGAAGCTGTCGAAGTCCGATCGCAATTCATAACCAGACCTTACAAGCCAACTTTTGCAACTCTCCACTTTCGCAAAGGTTGTATTTTCATCTTTTTTTATTCAACTTAAAATTGATCTTTACAGAGGCCAAACTTTGCCCCTTAAATGCCTGAACGGAAATTCATATCAGATGTTTTATCCAATAAAATAAAGACCGTGCAACCGGGGCAGGATATGGTGAATTCCTTTGAGCGGAAGAAAATTGAGGCGTTTGCAGTTGAGGTTTACAAAGACCTCCCGCTACGCTCACCAGAGGAGGAGCTAGTCAACTTTCTCGATAAGTGCAGCGATTATAATTTGACCGTTTTTGTCAGCAGCTTTGTTTGTCACGACCTATTCGGACATAGCCACCCTGAACGCTTATTGGGTAACGACATCGAACTGTTTATGAAGCACGCCGACCCTTTTTTGCAGACGGCAATGCTCCAGCGGAGCTTGCTGTCATGACCAACAGCGTCACGAGACTTGATCTCTCTTTCTTGGCGTCCTCGCACGACCCAACTGCGAAAACCATCGTTTCAGAGTGCATCAGAAATGATTTTTTACTCTGCGAAGAGATGGGGAAATATTCCGAACAGCTGGTTCTTCTTGATGGAAACCCATCTCAGCTCCTGTCACCACAAATTTTGTGGGGAGGCAGTCAAAGCCTAGCTTCCTCGCAGTTCAACTTTGATTGGCCTAGAACACCAGTGTCGCCACGATCTGTGTTCAGTGACACATATCGCCGGATTGTTGCAGGCGGCTACTGCGATTGCATAAACCGGACCTCTGTAATTATTGAGCATATCGAATGTGACGACGCCGTCTTAGTTGGCAGACTACCCATTTCTTACGTTCGTGCCCTTATCCCAATTACCAACGGACAAGGTGCGTGGTTCATTGGCGTTTACTCGTTTAAGCCTCGTCCAGGCCGATATCCAAAGGCCTCTTCAAAAGCTGAGCAATTCCGGCAGGCGTGCATCCCAGGAAGCACAAGTCTTCATATGCCTTATTCGCCGGTGGGCGCTCCCAAGTGAGCCCTCCAGCATAACAGGTTGTGTACCCCCACCGCAGAAAGAGCGCTTTCTCAAATGCATGATGCCGAGCCATCCAGCCGTATGTGTACACTGGTCGCCACTTGGTATTTGCGATGATCAGGCATAGCCTGACGATATAGGCCGCCAAATTATTCGCACGAAATTCTGATGAAACAAACGTATCCCCGATGTAAGCGATTGAACCTGTGACGTCCTTGGCGAAAGGAACTGCAGCGTCTGATAGCAGAACAGGCTCACCGTCATCCGTTCTGTATGCACGCATCCAAAATTCACGGATGTACCTGTCCAGATCCCATCCCGAAATATCATCGCAACGCACCGCGCTCGTAGCCACAACTTTCCCATCTGTGGATCTGCAAGTGATTCCCTGAAACATCGAAGGCGGCAGCGTGTTAAGCGTTCGATGAAAGTATTCTCCGATATAGCCTTTGTCAGAATGTGAAACGCTTTGCTCGTAGGTGGATACCTCGTCATGCAGTTCTATCTGGCTGACCCCGAGCGATTTGATCTTTGCCTCTAAGGCCGCTCCCGCCTTCATCAAATCAACAACTGAAAACCGAATCCCGGCCAAAATCACACCCTCACCAAACATTTTTCCCACCCAATCTAGCGATTTTATCCCGAATTGCGCGGCAATTTTACGGATGAGGGCGCGCCAAAATCAACTTTTTTAGGTTCAATATATTTACTTGCACGCATTTGCGTGCATTATGAGAGCGTAATTTGCTCGGTCACGAGTTGAGCGAACTCTTTTAAAAGCGCCTCAAAATGCAATTAACAACCGGAAAATTCAAACGGTCGACCAATGCGACTTTTCCGTGCTGCCAAAGGGCCATGCAGCACGGTAGCGTTTCCGTAAAAATTTCAATCAGGAGACGCACAAATGAGTTTCGTTCAGAACACCTGGTCCAGCCTGAAGATCCTGAAAAATGGACTAGAATGGTTTCACACGGCGACACACGAAGAGCCGGAATACCGGGTGTGGATGGTCGGCACGCTGGTCGACAGCCTGCAGAAGTGCATTTCACGGCTGGAAGCAGAAATCCGGTTCTATCACTCGGCAAAGAGCCCGACGCGCGCACTTGCCATCACAGAGCCGGACGGCTCCCAGCGGTACGTGCATGGGGCGCAGGTGGAAACCTTGTGCCTGCGCCTGCCCGGCTCGGCCGAGGACGCCGTTGTCTACGGCAAACCCGCTGCTTTGAAAGCAATTGCCGATGCATTGGCCGCCAATGGTCAGTCGGTGTACGGCCCCGCGCCCATCCGTGAACTTGCTCAGCAACTGGCAGACGCTTGCGATCCGCCGGGAAATGGAGATACGAATGAGCATCGAAGTTCTTGATTTTATTGCCCACGGCACCCCCTACGCGGCGACAGGGCTTTCCGGCCTTTGCATCGCCGCCGTTTTCTGGATGCAGCACCGCCAGGGTGCAAACAAGCCCCGCTCGCGATCTTCCAATTCCCTGATTTTCGGCCAGTGGCCAAACCTTTCCTGCCCCGTAGACAGCAATGCCGACGCCACCTCCCCGTCGCTGCACTCGGGCAGGTTCGGCCGGAGTGTTGGCAGCCCCGCTCCGGCCGGCCCCTTTCCCCTTATCAACCGGACACAGACCCGGTCTGCGTCGCCCCATCGGCGAGCCGAAGCTTCATGCCCTCAAGCGGAAAGGACAGCGGAAAGGACAGCCGAATGAAATGGCAGACACAAGGGACGGCGCCCGGACCTGACTACGTACAAATCACCTAACGACGCGCCGTCCTGCCAAGCAGATTTTGAACCCCTCAATCTGTTTCGCAGGACTTTCCCAAACCAAGGAGATCGAAATGAGTGATCCAGGCGGCGTTGCCGGCGACCAGCTACGCGCTTTTGTCGAGCGCATCGAGCGGCTCGAAGAAGAGAAAAAGGTCATCTCGGATGACATCAAGGATGTCTACGCCGAGGCCAAGGGCAACGGGTTTGACGTTGCCATCCTCCGCAAGGTCGTAACCCTGCGCAAAAAACAGCCGCACGAGCGCGAAGAGGAAGAGGCCGTTCTTGATCTCTACCTGCACGCCCTCGGCATGGCGGGTGGAGCTGACTAATGTTCCGAGACCGGAAACGCAGCAGCCTGCAACTGCCTTTCTACGCGGGCAACCTGCTCAGTCGCGCGCTTGTGAAATTCAAGAGCGCTTGGGCTGTCTGCCCCGGACGGATCGAAATGCGACCGGAGCTGAGCGAGCACGTTGGTGAACGTGACTTCCGGCTCGGGCGACTCCGCGATAAGGCTTCCCGTCACGTCAAACAAAAGACGCTCAGTCACGGCAAGCCGCACGATGAGATCGTTCAGCATTTCGTTGATGTTGGTCACAGCACACCCCCTCAAATCGCCCCGGAGACGGCTTCACTGTACCGGGCCTATGTAGATTGGAGTGACCGCTGTAGCACACGGCTGATGCAACCGGAAGCGGAGGCCATTTCCTGATGCCTCAAGTATCCGCCCTGCAAGTTGCCGATGCAAAACGTTTGCTGCCACCGGCCGCTCACAGGGCGGAACGGTTCCTGACTGATGCCGGCGACCTGATTGCCGAGATCGTCGACTGTGAAAAGGATCTGAAGGCCTGCCTTGAGATCTGCCCGCACGATAAGGCGGAAATTCTTCGCCTGACCGAAACCATCAAAAAACGCGCCATGACGCTGCACGGCCAGGCTGTGCAGGCCTGTCAGAACATCAAGGATGGAAGATGACCCAGCATGCCTCCCCCGTTTCCGCCCGCTGCATGGCAAACCCGATGCTGATGGCGTCCGGCCGCGCAGTCGATCTCGCTAACCTTGCGCCCGCCGATATCTTCTGGCCTGACCTGGTCGAGGCGCTCGTGAAGATACCCCGCTTCAATGGCGCAACGCCTCATGTTCACTACAGCGCCGCGCAGCATTGCTGCCTGATGTATGACCGTGCGCTCGACGCGCACAAGGCACACGCCCTCCTGTCTGATTTCCATGTCGCGTTTTCCTGCGAACCGCCCTGGCCCTTTCTGGACTTCGCCGCAGCAAAGACCGACTTCACCGACGCCTTCATGGACGCGATCCGCGAGGCGAAGGGCGAGTTGACAGACGCCATCTTTGCAGCCGCGGGACTTCCGGTAGATGAAGACGACGAAGTCGCCATGGCCCGGATCAAGTACCTTCAGATCCTCGACAAGTCCGTGACGGCAACCGAGGTGCGCGATCTCCTGAAGGCAAGCGCCGTCATGGAAACATGGCATTTGCCGGCCCCCTTCAAGGAAGTCATCAAGCCCTGGGGATTGGACGAAGCGCGTTCGCAGCTGGAACTGCGTCTCGCCTTCATCGGCATCCGGACGCGAGGCTAAGCGGCAATCCGATGCAGCCCCTCCCCGCCAGCGTTCAACAGTCTTTGGATGACCTCTTTACCGAAGCCGGTGGACCGTTAGTCGGTCACGCAGCAGCCGCCCGGTTTCTCGGGGTGCATTCGAAGACGTTGACACGCTGGGGTGATGATGGCCAGATTTTCTACAGACTTCGCGGATCGCGGCGCGCCTATGCAAAAGAAGACATTGCCGCGCATATGACAGGAAGTGCGACATGTCAGTCTTCAGGGCGCGCAAGCGTGACCGTGAAACAGGGGAATGGGTCTACACGTCCCCGTATTACCACTTCGACTTCGTCCTCACGATCGACGGGACACGTCGTCGATTTCATGGCTCAACTGGCGAAACTACAAAAAGCCGCGCGCAAAAATTCGAAGAACGGGAAAAGCGGCGCGTAAGGGACCAAGGCCCGAACGACCACATGACCCTCGGCCAGGCGTGCCTGCGCTATCATGAGGAAGTCATCAAGGGTAAGTCTTCCGAGGTCGACGAGCTGATCGCCATCAAACATTGCTGCCGCCTTATTGGCAGCGATCGGCGCCTGACCTCCCTCACAACCGACGACATCGCAATCGCCGTCCGCAAACGCGCCGGCGAAACCAAGGGCAAGAAGAACAAGACGCTTGTCGCGCCGGCAACCGTCAACCGCCAGATCATCGAGATCATGCGCAAGGTGCTGAAGCGTGCAAAACGCGTCTGGCACGTGCGGATCGATCTCGACGCCTTCGATTGGTCCAGCATGCGGCTCAAGGAACCCAAAGAACGCGTGCGGGAATTCGTCGGCGACGAGGCCGACCGGTTCTGGGATGCCATGCGCGAGGATTATGGCCCGTTCGTCTGGTTTCTTCTTTCCCGCGGCTTGCGGGTCAATGCCGCCGCCGGCATGTCAAAAGATCGCCTGGACGAACCTCGTTGCCGGATCCAGATCTGGATCAAGGGCGAAGGCTGGGTGTGGGTTCCGGTCACCAAGGAACAGATGACCGTCATCGTCCAGGAAGCAAAGAAGGCCCCAGGCAAAGCCGTCTGGAGTTACGAAATGCAGCGACACCCGAACCGCGGCAAACGCCAGGAGATCACTTACACCGGCTTTCGCCGGACCATGGCAACAGCCCTGAAAGCCGCCGGCATCACCGACTTCCGCATCCACGACCTCCGCCACGACTTTGCATCTAAACTTCTCCGCGCCACACGGGACTTGGCCCTCGTCAAAAACGCGCTGAAACACGCGGATATCTCCTCGACGATCCGGTATGCACATGTGCTCGATGAGGATGTGCGAGAGGGACTGGAGGCACTGGACAATGCCAGCCACCTACTCGTGTGCACATCGTTAGATAAAGCAAAAAAACAGGGCAAATAG